ATGGGTGATGTGTCGTACATCCGCTCACCTCCTTTCCGCCTTCTATTATACCAGAAAGAGCGGAAAAGTTGTAGTTACAATGCTGACACACTATCCGGCACGACAGCCGGAAACCCGCATAGCGACAGGGGTAGAGCAAAGATTAGAAATCCGCTGCTCTATCCCCTGAGCTACGGGAGCTTAAGTCGTTTTACACTGTTTGTATGGCGCCAACAGATGCCAACAGATGCTGACCGTGCTGCCACAGTCTGCCACATCGGCTGCCACACTCCTGCCACAGTGCTCTTGACTATGGCACGCGCGGATGCGATCTGTCCGCCATGGATATCAAGATCACCACACGCGGACTCACCGGAACTATTCATCTCATCCCCGAGTCGCCGTATTACCGGCTGAGGTTTTATCACCCGGAGAAACGGCGCCGCCAGCGCATCAGCCTCGCCACCTCCGACCTGCCGACCGCCAAGGCCAAGGCCAAAGCCATCCTCGAGCGCACCGCGGACAAGGGCATCGCCGCGCTGCGGGACTTCTCCCGGCGCGACACCAGCTCCACGGTTGGCAAGGCTTGTGACCATTACTTGGCGACCAGCACAGTGGCTTTTCGCAGGGACAATGTGAATTGCCTCTACCGCGTGATCAAGGCTGCCTTGCAGACCGATGACGGCCAGAAGGTCCGCGACCTTGCGCTCTCCCGCCTCAACCGCGCCCTGGTCGCCGCCTACTTGAAGAACGCCAAGGTCAAGACCAGCACGCAAAAGTCCTGCCTCGCCAGCGCCCGGGCGATCTTCGCGCGGCAGAACGACTGGGAGGGCTTCGATGGCCTGCCAGACATGAGCGAGTTTCGCGATGCCTGCACCCGCACCGGACTGCGCGTTCACCTAGACGCCTTCCAGCCTTTGCCCGCGGAGACATTGGAGGAGATCGACAAGGCGACCAAGGTCACCGGCGGCGGTATCCGGCGCGCGTGGATCTTGGCGCGCTATCTTGGGCTGCGTCCGAGCGAGATCGCCGGCTTCCGCAAGGGCTGGATCGAAGGGCGAGGGGAGCAGCACTTCCTGTGCGTCCGTCAGCGTCCATCGGAAGACTTTGCGCTGAAGACCGGCAGCCGCGGCGAGCGCGACATCGGCATCCCGCCAGACATGGCCGCCGAGCTGCTGGCCTGCGATGACTACGGCATCCCGGGCGGCACGCCATACACGCGATACAATTGGCTCATGCGAGTCTTTAATGCATTCCTCCGCGGCTACCTGCCAGACCGCGACCAGCTCCTCTACACGCTGCGCAAGCAGGCGGGCAGCGACTGGTTGGTGGCGACTGGGAAGATTAGCTTGGTGAGCAAGCTGCTCGGGCATACCTCGGCGGCCGTCACGCTGCGGCACTATGCGACTTACGAGTCGAGCGTGACGCTGCCAGAGGGGATCTTTGGGACAAAATGAAAGGGCCAGCCGTAGCTGACCCTTAGTCTCCTTCCGGGCGTGCCGGATGAGCTGAAATTATCCGCCCTGCATCATCTGCAAAACTCCCGGCGGCGGCTGCTCGGCGACTTGCCGGAACGGCGCTATTTGCTGCGCGGGGTTGGCCGCGACGGCTTCTGGGGCGTGACGCTGGATGGCGTCTTGGAGGATTTCGGCGAACCGCCTACGAAAACGAAGGACGTCCCGTACTCTCGAAGAGCCTCCTCGTTCGATAAGTCCCGAAATGTAACTCTCCCCACCTTTCTGATTTTGCCAATTGTTTCCATAGCTTTTGATTTGAGCGGGCGTTGTGTCTACTTGCAAATCTACACCGTTGCGCCCTGCCCAGTCAACGATGTTTTTTTCAAATTGTGCGGCCCTTTTCTCTGTAAATCCCTTGGGCCGGAAGTCCGCGGCTGAATCGACGACGAATCCAATGTCGCCACCAGGCAACTGCTGCACCGTGTAGCCCGACAGCCCAGCATCATCAATCAGCGATTGCATTTCCACGTCGCTGAACTTGCTGCCGTCCGCTTTTCTAAAAGTCATCGCCTTCGAGTTTTTGCCGCCGACACCCAGCGTGGCCGACATCGTCGCCGCTTGCTCGGATACCGTAGCCAAGCCCAGGCCCAACATGTCCGCCGCTTCCGGGCTGCCCAGCACCTCAATGACCGTTGTCGGCGCGCGGCTCTTGCCCCACACGCCGGTGCCCGCGGAGACGCGCTGCACGCGCAGCGACCCGCCGATGATTTGCGACAGCTCGTTGACCGACTGCGTGATCACGTCCGTGGTGATGGCCGCTTGCGCCTCCGGCCGCAAAGTATCGAAGCCCGGAAAGTTCGCTGGCAACAGATCGCCGCTTGAATAATTGACTTCGGCAAAAATGCGCGACGAATTTTGCTGCAGCGCGCTATCCACCGTTGATTCCGGCAGCCCGTATTGACGCAGCGTGCGCATCCAGCCGACCGCTTGCACTTCCGCGGGCGTCCAGTTGCCGCCCTGCCATTGCGTCTCGTTGAGAAAGTCCGTCATCGAATTTCCCCACACCGAGATGCCCTCGTATTGCGTGCTGCCAGGGCTGCCGCGCATATCCACATCGACGAAGAACGACTTGCCATTGGCCGGCGTCACGCGAATCCGCTCTGGCACCACCGCGGTCTTGTCGCCGCGCTTCACCGTCTTGGTTTTGGTCACCTTCACTGTAGCCGGTGCCCCGTCGATAAACAGATTGCCCTCGTCCGAAAGATCCTTGAGCCGCGACAACGTCTGCTGGTCAACGTGCCCGCTGTCGCGTCCCGTATGAACGTCGGCGACAAACGGCCGGCCACCCTCGGGCCTGCCAGCCATGTAAGTCCGCGCATCGCGCTGGAACCCGCTGTCCACAAAATCCGACAGCTTCGGTCCAAATCCGCCCTCCGGCACCACATCGCGCAACACGCCCTCGATCTTCGCGTCGGCCAAGCCGCCCTTCTTGCCGGTGCCGATCCCGGCGATACGGTCCTCGACGCGGAACACATTTTTCAACGCGCCGCCCGGCGAAACATTCTGCTGCGCGGCCAGCCAAGCCATCATCATCTCGCCGGCGCGGTTGCCAAAGATGTTGGTGAAGTGACCGTAAAGCTCTTTGTACCATTGGCGGAATTGCTGTGTCTGCGCCGGCGTCAGCCACGATTCCGTCTCCTCGATCCATCCCTTAAAAGATTTGCCCCCATCCTTTTTGACTGCGCCGATATAAATCGGTTTGCCCTCGCCGGTGTGGAATCGCACCAAGTTATTCTTCGCCACGCCCGTGCCGGGTCGCCGCGCCTGGCGCTTCCGCAAATTCTCCATGCCATCGCCCACCGCGCTTTCAAGGAACCGCGCAGACTTTAGCCCAATGGCGTCTAGGTCCGGCGTTGCTTTCGGCTTATTCATCGGCGTCACATTAACCGCGCCGGTCGTATCGCTGAAGCGGCTGGCTTGGTAGGCGTTGACCACGCGCTTGAATGCCTCCTGTAGCAGCGGCTTGATGCGCTCTCCAAATTCCTTGATCATGTTGGCCGTCCACACGGCGGCGTCCATGCCGGCGCGGTAGAGGCTGCGGCCGTAGTCAACGATGTCGGCGAGGATGGACACGTCGAGGGCGCCAGACTGCGAGCCGAGGTTGCGCTTGATGCGGTCGCGCGCGGCAGCGGCTGGTGCGTCAGGCGCCGCGGGAGCCACATCGCTCCCCATATCCGGCATCGGCTTCGGCGGCGGCTGGGTCATGGTGCCGTCCGCGTTATTGCCGACCATGTTGTGGCCGCGGCGGCCGGTGGGCGTCACGCTTTCGATCAGTTCAAGGCGTGGGGTGCGCCAGATGCCGTCCTTGTCGATGAGTCCGCCGAAGACGTTGTCGGGGCCGTATTCAATCAGCCCCTTGGCCACGCGCAGGCGCTCAGGCGTGAGTCCGGTGCCGGGGTCGGCGTTGCGTCCCCTGTTGGCGATGTAGGTCTCGGCGTCGGCCATGATGGCGGCGAGGCTGTATCCGGGTCCGCCGCGGGACGTGTCAAGGGTCGGGTGCTTGGCCTCCATCACGGTGATGGCGCGGTTGCGCAGCGTGGTCATGTCGGCCAGCAGGACGTTCAGCTCACCGCCGCCCTTGTAGTTCTCGCGCTTGCGCCCAGTCGTGGCCTGCCAGCGCACCAGCACGCCCTCGCGGGTGGTTGCGCCGTATTGCGGGCCAGGGCGCTTGGTCACATCGGCGCTCGGGCCAAGGGCGTCGAAGCGCACAGCGACCGGCGTGCCGTCATTGATGGCGGCTTGCACCGTGTCGATCATTTCAAGGTGCGGCTTCCAGTGGTTGGCGTAGCGCACGCGATCCGGCAGGCTGCGGCCGGCGAGGATGCGGCGGTTGCCCTCTTGGCGCCAACCGAAGCTCAAGTTGTCCGGCGTCAATGTCGGCCCGTCCGGCCCGCCGGCGAGGTCCATGATCTGCCGCGACCGCATCGGCGCGTCGGTCATGCTCAACTCAATCGCCGCCGCCCGCTCCGGCGACACCGGCTCGGTGGTCGGCGTCTCGTTGGCCGGGTCGCGGCGCATCTTGTTGTAGCCTTCGGTGTAATTCTTCAGCCCCTGCGCCACGGCGGGGTCATCGGCGGCGGCGGGGTTGGTGCGCTTGATCGAGTCCGGTGTGTCCAGCGGTCGGCCCGTCTCCGGGTCGATGCGCACGCCGCTGATCATCAGGCCGCGGGCCTGGGCGCCGAGCACGTTCTCGAGGTGGGTGATCGGGTTGTTGCCCTTGGGCAGACCGCGGCGCATGCGGTTCCAGTCCACGATGCCGCTGCTCAAATCCTCCGCGGCGATGGCCTGGCGGCTCCAGATGTTGGCGTCACCAAATTCCGTCTGCGACTGCGAGCGCAGCATGGCGAGGCGCAGGTCAATCTCTGCGTCCGTTGCGCCGCCCTTCACGCCCTGCTTGGCATACTTAGCATCGATCTCAGCCTTGGCAATGGCCCGCTCGCGCGCGGCGATCTGCTCCGGCGTGTAAAGCGTTTCGACCGAATTGATCATCGCCGCCACCTGCCGGTCGGGCAGGCTCTCGCTCTGCAGGAATGCGCGCCCAAGGTCGCCGGCTTTGATTGACCCGGCATCCTCCACATTGACAAAGACCCGCGGGCGCTCGCCGTCTGGGGCGTGCAGAAAGATAGGGCCGGAATTGTTTGGGTTGAGCGCCTTGCGGTTGGCCTCAAAGTCCGCAGCGTTGAGCGGCACGAAGTCCGTTGTGTCGCGGAAGTATCCCTGCACGGCGGCAAATTCGTTGAGGCGGTCGGGCGAAAGATTGTTCACCATGGCCGACACATCGCCACCGGACAGCTCGACCTCGGTCAGCGTGCGCATCACCTCGCCATCGGGATCGGCCTGCGGAGCGCGCTTGCGCGGCACCGTCTCGCCCATGCCCTGCACCTCGGCCAGCATCCGGCCCACGTCGCTGTCGGCCGCCATGGCGCGACGCCCGGCAGTGCCAGACACGCGGCCCGCCACGCCCATCGGGGCGCCGATCACCGCGCCCAGCCCGAGCATAAGGTTGGCTGCGTCCTCCTCGCCGGCCGCCCGCAGCGGCTCGCTGAACGGCACATTGGCGAGCGCTCCCTTGACCGCGCCGCTCGCCGCCGCACTGGTTCCGCGCACCGCTTGCACCGCGCGCCAATCGGCAAGGTTGCCAAAAAGTTTCCGCGCCCGCGGCGACAGGCTCATGTCTTTCGACAAGCGCGCCGGCGTTGATTCCATCGCCGTATACACGCTCGGACGCACCAGCGGGTCTTTGTAGCGCAGCGGCACGTCCGGGTTCACCGCCACCGCCGCCCGCGCGCCCTTATCGATAGCGTTGCCCGGGCCGATGCTTTCGCGCAGCAGATACGAAGCCTTGCCGGCATAGTTGCCGTAGCCGCGAAGCACAACGCCACCGCCAACCAAGGTCGCATACGCGCCTAGCCCGTAGTTAAGGAATCGCACCGCCTCGTCAGCCGCCTCGCTGTCCATGTTTTGGCCCATGACGTTGGCCACGGCACCGACACCGCCCGCGCCAAGAAGACGCTTTGCGCGCTGCGCTACCCGCGCGCCCTTGGCCCCTTTGTCGCCCAAGTTTGCCACCGCGGTCGCCGCCTTGCCGGTCAGCTCTAGCGTGCGCGCCGTGGCTCCCTTGGCCGCCGCGGTAATACCGAAGCGCACTGGAGACAGCACGCCAGCGCCAACCGCCCCTGGATCAACCAGCATCGACCCAATCATTGACTGCGACTGAATCGGCTTTTGCGGCTCATTCCACGGCAGGTCCGCCGTGCGGTATCCCGCCGGCGCCAAGCCCGAGGCCCGCGCTGCGATGTCAATCGTCTCATTGAGCCGTCCAATAAAATCTCCTCCCGCGCTGACCACTTGATCCGGCACGCCGACCGACCTAGCAATGGTTCCAGTGCCAGACGCCGTGCCCTGCTCCATCAAAGTCTCGAGCTGCTGCGTGGAATCCAGCTTCTGTAGGAACTGCTCGTATTCCAAATCCTTGAGGTCTTCCTCGCCCACTGGCCGCAGCGTTTTGCCCTGCTGCTTGTACATCTGCACCAAGTCAAACGTCGTGTCGCCCATACCGGCGTCCGGCATCATCGTGCCCGGATAAACAAACTCGCCCGTCTCCTCGACCCGATACTTCGGCGAGCTGGCCAGCCCGCGCGACAGGCTTTTGTAGAAGTCCAAGTTGAACTCGTTGGCGCCGGCCAAGGTCGCGCCCGCGCGCCGTCCTGTCTCAATCATCGCCGCGCCGGGATTAAAGGTGCTCGGCTTGCCCTGCAAGTTGCTATACATGCCGCGCGTCACGAAATCCGCGGCGTTGCGCAGCGTGATCGACCCCTCGTTGGCTGGATCGTATTTCCACACCGCCGAGCTGATGGCGTCCGCGCCCGAGACAAACAGATCGCCGATCATCGCGCCCACGCCGGGGCCATCGGCCTCCACGCCCTGCTTTTTCAGATCGGCCAGCAGCGCCTTGTTGCCGAAGTACTCTTCTCGAGACGGCCGCGGATTGCGCCAGTCGTACATTGCCGTGGCGCCCCGGGCCATAACCTCTACGGCATCCCTTCCCTCTGGCTTTGGATTGGCTGCATCCATGGCCAAGATTTCCTCTGCCGTTCGCGCCGGGACCGCAGTTTCCGCGGGCGCGGCCTGCTGCGCCTGCATGATTTCCTGTGCAGTTCTGCCTTGAGAAGCGACCATGGTATTATTGCCCGCCGGTCAACTCAGTTATTTCTTTTTCCGTCAGCGTGTAGAATTTGCCGTCCGTGCCGAGGCGCTCGTAGACCTCCTTGCCTCCTTCAGCAGTGCGAATGACCGGCGCCCCACGGAAAGTAATAGGCGTTCCGTCTTCGCGCTTCATGCCGAATTGCTTCACCACAATCTGGTTGGGTTCCGGTGGCGGCGGAGCGCCCTTAAACTCTGGCACCGGCACGCCCGCCGCTTCCATCTGCTGACGGATTGCTCCAATGCGGTTCTCCGAGCCGCGGCGCATCACGTCAACTTGCGGCGTGTAATCGGCGTTCCAGTTGGCGCCCAGGGCGTTTGCTGCCATATTAATCGGATTGTATTCTCGCTTCCAATCAATAAACCCAACCGCCTTTTTCCCGGCCTGCATAGCGTCCCTTGAGCCGGCGCCCGCGCCCATAGTACGCTTGCCGATAGCCGTCGCCAGCCCATCGATGGCCGAAATTGCCGCCTGCCGCTCGGCGCGGCTTGCGCCTGAGTTCATCACGGTATTGAGATGACTTTGATATTCCATCTCCTGCAGGTAAGCATCCTGCAGACCGAGCTGTTTTGATGCCGCATCCGCCTGCTTGGCGGCCAAGTCCGCGCGCGCCGCCGGATCGCTGGCGGCAAGCTCACGCTCGCGCTGGGCCTTCATTTGCTCATCCTGCATTGTCGCAGCGCGCTTTCTTTCCGCCTCCATGTCGGCCAGCGTTCTTTGCGCAGCCGCCGCAGGCGTTGTCGCCACCTCCCCGAAATTATACTCCTCCCAGCGGTTCTTCTTCGGCTCGGGCCAGCTCGGGTCGTAGGGTTCGTTTAAGAAGTCAAGCGGCTGCTGCTCTCCGGTCGGCACAATGGCCATGCTTTCAAAATCGCGCCACACCGGCGCGTTGGTAAAGCCAGTGTCAGAAGCAAACTCTGGCGCGGCCAAAGAATTGCCGATACTAACCTGGCTCGGTGCATTGAGTTGTTCGCTCATTGGTTTTAGTAGGGATAGGGTCCGCGGCTTTGGCGCCCGCGCCGAATAAGGTCAGCGTTCATTGCGTCCCACTGCGCAGGAGTCATCCGTTGTGCGCCGGGAATTGGCGTTGCGGACGGCGCGACCTTAGGAGCGCCTGCGTTGGGAGGCAGCGGAGCATTTTCGTCAGGAGGTGTTGCGCCGTCCATAGTAACCGGCGGCTCAATGGGTTTCATGCCGCTGCGGTCAATGTTTCCGCTACCACCGCCTCCAGTAAATGTTTTGTTGCCCGCCGCAATGTCAGCCGCATTGTCCAGTCCAACATTCACAAACGGCTGGTTCTGCTGAATGCCCATCCGGCCGCTTGCCAGCGTCGAATTGATCCAAGCCGGGATGATCGGCATAAGCGTGTCGCTCAGATTAGCGTAATCGAAGTCGCTCTTAACGTCACCAAAGGCAGCTTTCAATTTGTCGGTCGTCATACCGAGCGCTGGACCCATGACCTCAAGCGTCTTTTTGAACGAGCGGCCCTTCGCTTTGCGCTCCTCAACGGCGCCATACATTTGGCCAACGCTGGCCAGCGCCCCGCCAATATCCTGCCCAAGCTGGCCCATCATCTGCGCGTTAGTTTGAGCCGCCTGCATCTGTCCCGCTCCGAGGATCTCTCCCGAGCGGTCTGGTGTTGGATTATAAGCAAACATAGTTTTGATCTCCTTCTTAATTAAGCCGCCTTGGCGGTCATCAGTTCTTCAGCGAGGGCAGCGCCAATGACAGCCGGCTTGATGGCCAGCCGTTTCTTGCCCTTGTAATCGACTTCAGTTACCGCCTCTGGCAGCACCTTCTGCACGTCTTGAGCCATGAAGCCCTTGTGCTTTTTGTCCTCGCCCTTGTATTTGTATTCGTAGGCGGTGAGGCCAAGCACGCTGCCAGCCTTGCCGAGCGGCTTGATGTCTTTCTTCTCGCGCTTGTCAGAGAGGGCAAAGCCCGCGCCGCCGAGCAGACCGCCGCCGATGCTCCCGATCATGCCCATGGTCGCCGCGTTGTTCATCGCCCCAGCATTCATCTGCGCGCCGCGCATCGCCGCCCAGTTGTTCATCGCCGAGTTGGCGCGGGAATCGATGGCATTCATATTGAAGCTCGCCACATCCCCCGCCATGCCGGTCGCATTGCCAAACGCACTAGTCATCTGCTGCATCTGGTTGCCCAGAGTGCCGCCGCTGTAGTTGAGCGCGGGTCCAAGCGCGCGAGCATACGGGTCGGCATGAATAAGGTTTCCGGCTCCGGCGAAGTTGAGGTTGGCGATAGCCTGTCGGCGGGCGCCCACGTTTTGCGTCAGCATGTTATTGGCCGCTGAGGCGAAGTTGCGCCGCTCGGCTTCGCGCTGGTCCGCCATGCTCTGGCGCCCCAGAACTTCGGCCGCTGCGCTGCCCAGCGAGGTGCCAAGCCCGCGCGCTGCAAAGGCGCCACGGGCCGCCTGCTGCGACATGCGTTCATCTTCTGCCGACAGCGACCGGCCCAAGGCCAAGTCGCGCTCGGCGTCGTCGTAGAGGCGGCGCTCAATGCTGGTCGGGTCGCGGTCCTCCGGTGCATACAGCGACATGCCATCGCGGATGGCGCGCAGTGCGTCAGTCGTCTCCGGTGTGCGCAGGTTGGCGGCGATCTTGTCCGCCGTGCCGAGGCTTAGGGCTTCCAGCTTCGGGTAGTTGCGGATCATCGCGCGATACTGCGCATTGACCTGCTCTGTTGCGGCCTGCGAAGCCGAGCGCATCAGCGCTTCATAGTTGATCGGCTCGGCGTATTGCACGTCCGGCCTTGTCATTCCTCCTCCAGATGAACCCATAGTATTATCTCCTTGTTCTTTTGCTTAATTGTTCCCAGCGAAATGCTCTGAGGCGTGACTCGCCGCGCCGGCTCCACAGCACCCATGGCTGCGGGTGAGGCGCAACGCGCATGAACCGGCCAAAGGCGTCGGCGTTGCCCGCAGCCAGCTCGACCAGCCAAGCGTTCGGTTCGCCCTCATCGACAGCCTCCCCGTTCCAATGCACCTCCCGCGCCAGCATAAAGGCGTCCGGTGTCGAATACACCACGCCCGCCGACAGGTGCCAGCCGAGCAGCTCCTCGAACGCCTCGGTGCTGTTGTGGTCTTCGTGCCATTCTTTTGCCTTTTGCCATGGCGTCATCGGATGACCATGAAGCTGGCTTCTGCCGGATTCACCGCGCTGCCAGCCGTATTAAGAAACTCAATACGAAACGTCGTTGTTGTTTCGGTAAATGTCGTAATGCGCGCATCGCCGCTCATGCCCGTCGCCAAGACTGCATAGTTTGCATCCGGAAGTGCTGTCGCCATAACGACCTCGTATTCGCCGCTGCTGATCCGCGTCACGCTGGTGACGTTGCCGCTGGCATTGACCACGCAAGCGCCGTTGCTGCCTCGGCCCGCAAACTTTGCCCATGCCCGCACGCCGAAGACCGGCGCCGCACCTGTCTGCGCACCTGATAGCTTTGCCGCCGTCACCGCCGCATCGGCGATGCCCGCCGTGGCCACCGTGCCGAAGCCCACCGCCGTGCCGCTGCGGCGCAGCACCTCGCCGTCATTGGCCGCCGCGATGTCGGCCGGTGCTCCGCTGGTGTTGGCGGTGCGGCCAACCACCGAGAGGGCTGCCGAGTGGCGCAGCTTGGCGTTGGTCACGCCGGTCGTGGTTGAAGAGGCGTCGGCGATCTTGGCCGTGGTGACCTCGCTGTCGGCGACCACCACGGTCGGCGTGGCAGCCGAGTTCATCTTGGCGGGCGTTACAACTTCCCCGCTCGTCCAGTTATATCCTGCTGTTACATTTGCCATAATTATGCTGCGTTTCTTGTCTCGGTCTGCGGCAAGCCATGAACGGTTGCCTCAATGGAGACGTTGCGGATTTCCGGCCGGTTGGCCGTGGTTAGAAATTCTAGTTCGGCGTAGTGTGCCTTTTGTCGGATGGGCTGTTTGAGCGTGTAGTCTTCGGCGAGACCGGACGTGTTGGTCTGTCCTGGCACCAGCGTGATCTCGCTGTCGGGATTGACCATGTAGGCTTTCACGCTGATCGAGCCGGTATCCGGCAGCACCACATCGGCGAGGCTGCGGACGAAGCGCTTGGTGTGCATAGAGCCGAAGCCATAGCGGCGCGTGCGGATCTTGCCTTGCACCGGCGCCTCAAAGCCCGCGCCCACCGTGCTGCTGAGAGGGTCGTCGCCAGCCTCTTGCTCCTCAAGCAGCAGGAGGCGGCCGGCGCGGTTGACTGCGTAGATTCGGCGTCGGGCCTCGTAGGCGCTCACGATGAGACTGTCCAGCGAGGCGCCGTAAATGTCCTTCGTCTCCCACTGCTGGTTGAGCGCCGAGTAAATAAAGAGCGTGTTGTTGCCTTCCGCCTCTTGGCCTTCGGCCAGCGCACCATCGATGGGCACCGAGAGGTAATAGCGGTTGTCGAAGTAAAGACCGACAGCGTCCTCTGCCAGCTCGTAGTTGAGGCTGTCGAGCTGGTCGCTGATCGGGTCCGAGAGCGGCAGCGTGTTGCCTTGCAGCTTCAAGTCGAGCTGCGTGTCGAGGCGGTGGACGCCATTGTCGGCGAGGAAGTAGACGAAGTTGCCCGCTGTCTGGATGGTGCGGCGGCCAACGCAGCCGACCTCTTGCGTCAGCAGAGTCAACTGCGTGACAGGTGTGTCGATAGCGAAGGAGGTGCCATCGGTGCTTGGGGTCTGGTTGATCTCGGCCAGCCAGATCGAGTGCCGCATGAAGATCAGCACCGCACCCTCACGCCACGGATGGATGGCGACGATGTAATCGTTAGATCCTTGGTTGGCGCGGAAAGACTGCCAAAAAGGGTCATAGGTGTTGGCGTCCAGATAGTCCGACACGGCCACCGTGTCGCGTCCGTCCGGTATCCACATGCGGTTTTGAATGTAGGCGCCAAAGCCAACGCTGCGCATCGTGCGGTAGGTCGGGCCGAGACCGGCGGGAATGCCGCCAATTGTTTTGACAAAACCGCTAGAGACGCCATCCCAGAACAAAGGCGCTTTGACCCGTCGCACCGTGCGGCCGGTGAAGGAGGTGTCGCTTGGCGTTCCGCTAGGCACCGTCACGGTGAAGCTGTTGGTTGAGGCCGAGGCGATTTCGTATTCCACGCCATCAAAGGCAGGCACTGTGCTGCCAGACAGCCGCACGCGCATGCCCATCAGCAGGCCGTGGGCTGGGCTGGTTACGGTTGCTGTGGTGCCAGAAACTGTGATGTTTGCCGTGACCGGCTTCTCCTCGTAGCCCTGCTCGCCGATCCATGCTTCGCGCAGCAGGTAAAGTCGGTCCAGCGCTTGGAGCAGGCTTACGGTGTCCGTCTCGCTGATCGTCTCGCCAGACGGGTAGGTGAGCGTGGCGGGGAAGTTGGCCGACTGGATCGGGTTGCCGAGATGGTCGGTTATGATGTTGCCCGCACTGTCCCGCAGGTAGGCTGCGTAGGGATCTTGGTAGACATACGCCTCGCTGGCGCCCGCCAACACAATCGCCTCACCGCCATTGTCCGGCGAAGGCGAGCGATACGAGGCACCGGCAAAGATACCGCCCTCGTAGCTGTCGCGCACCACCGGCTCGTTGGGGGCGGGCGACAGCGTGAATGGCACAGTCAGCGGGGTGTTGGCCGGCAGAATGCCGTCCGCCATCCGCTTGAAACCCTTCCGCGTCTTGGCCGCGCCGCGATCCAAGCGCATGTTCTCCGAAAGCTGCAACACGCCCGCCGGCAACGCCACCGGATTCAACCGGCTGGCAAAGCCGATGAATCCTGCGTCTCCGTCGCGGACTGTTTGGTTTTCGAGTGGCATGGGTTAGACGCGGTAGGCGCCGGTCACTATAATGTTAGTTGCATTTTCAAAATCCGCCTCCGTCATGTTTGTGCGCGAGCCTCCAGACTGTTTATAGAGGCGGATCTCGTTATAGTCAGAAGAGTTTACGCCAGCGTCTATGTTGGCATCGCCGAGTCCTGACGCCATTGTTTGCACGCTGACAGAATATGTGAATGGATATGCGTTGCTCTGAGTAAATGGCAATCCACTTATTGTTGCCGCTCCTGTTGCCGATCCTTTGTTTGACAGCAAAAAGTAACAGTCAAAATAAACGCGGTTGCCAATGCGTGTGTATGATGCGGTGCGCGCCGTATATGTTATACCAGTCGCGGCGCCATCAAATTCCAAAGACGGAGTCCATGTTCCTTCTTGATACCAATCAAGCGTGTTGGTGTTAGAATTTATCGAATTGCCGAAACGCCCCCCCATAACAGTGTTCAAAGAATTATTAGAAGCGTTGCCAGAAACGACCAAACTTGTAACCGAGGCTCCGCCATCAACGAAGTCCAATATGTTCGCATGATTGCTGGTAAACGTGTTTCCTGTAATAGAAATTGCCGTTGCCGAGCAAGATGCGCCCAATAGAACAATGTATGTGTTGGCCTTGTATGAAATTGGATTTCCACTACTGTCGTTGGTCGGAAAGTAAAACACATTTCCGCTGATAACAGCAGAACTTGCATCAACAAGTCTGATGCATGATCTGTCGGCAACTTCTTGAATGCAGTCGCGGAACGTGCATCCGACCACGCGCAGGTCAACGTCGTTTGACGCGCAAGAAATACCGTCCTCAAAGCAGTAACGGAAGCGGCATCCTACAATTCCAATTTCTGTTGCAGCTTCTTCGTCGATATACATGGCATTGTCCATCTGCCCGAAGGTGCAATCCGTAAAGTTGTGGATGGCGTTCCGAGTAGCCGTGGGAGAGTTTTCGCGGATGTGAACGCCAAGCGGCGTTGGAGAATCTGCCGCCGTTACTATACCATCGGCGTTTTGGTCGGTGGCGTTGTTGTATGCCAGCGCCCCATCGAAATAGCATTGGTCAAACCAACAGTCATAAGTGTGATCTCCAGCGCCAACGATATTTACCATTTCGGACGTCGCTCCAGAAATGTAGCAGTTGGAAAAAGCTGCGTAGTCATTTCCGCTTACAGTTACTGCTCGACCGGACGTAAAGGTTGCTCCAATCATACAGTTGTCGTAGACAATCGTAAATCCAGTGATGCCGCCGCTGGTCGTCGAGTTTCTTATTGTGACCACAGACGCAGAGCCAATAGGGGTATTAGAAACAAAGTTGCGTGCGTTGAGCGATAAGTTGGAAAAATAGCAATTACGGCAACCTGATGTAATAATTGCGGATGGAAACCCGCTCACATAACAGTTGGTCATCGAGCAGCTAAGGCCGCGATCAAACTCAATGCAGATGCTGTTCTGTGTTGTGGCTGAGAGTTTATTGAAACCAAGGTTGGCGACCACAACTCCAGATATGTCTGGATGACTTGCGTTTCCGCTCTCTGACTGAATTAGCACGGCCGGCTGGTCAGTGTTGGCAAAATACCAAAGCTGGCACGCATTGCGGGCATCGCCTATGAGACAAGTGTTGTTGCGCTTAATACGAAGTTGCTGGCTAAATTTGTAAATTCCGCTTGGGAAATAAATGGCTTTTCCAGCGTTTGCATCGATAGCGGCTTGTATCGCCGCCGTGTCATCCGCCACACCATCGCCCACTGCGCCAAAGTCTTTGACATTGACCGTCCCGTTGATCGTGTTCAGCCCCTTGGCCAGCTCAGCGCCGGTGGCTCGCTTGGTGATGCCACCCTGCTGGATGATAAGTTCGTCAGCGGCGTTGACGGTTGTGGCGTCGGTGAGTTGTGGAATTGTTCTTGGCATAATGTTAGGCGGTATCTTTTCTGGGTTGGGTCAAGACGTAGCTGACGGTTTTGGCGTTGTTGCGTTTCATTTCGGCTTCAACCAAAGCGATGAAGGCGTTCCATTGGGTGCCCGGCGGGACAACAGTGCAGCCTTCGCTGCCTGGCCCTCTGGTGGCGGGGCCACCGCGATGCACGTTGATGCCAAACCAGCCGGTCTCTTCCTTGTCGTCGCGGAGGACGGTGACCGGAGCTGCTTGGACCAAGGCGCGGTAAGGGTTGCCGCGCCGAATGCCATGCAGTCCGAGTTTGTATTTCCAGACTCCGGGCTTGAGGACGGCATAGGGCTTGTTGATCTTGGGATTCTTTCCGTAGCGGTCGGGATCGACCGAGGCATTGAACGTGGCGTGCACGTCGCCGCCGCTGCTGATGAGGATGAGGGCGTCGTCGTAGATGCCGCGCGAGTTGCCGGGCTTCTTGTCGAGCTTGCTGTAGTAGCCGCGCACGCCGACCAGCACGACAGGATCGCTGACCTTGTGCTGCTTGAGCAGCGCAGCGGTCGCTTCCTTCTTTTGCTTGGGGCGGGCGCTCGGGATCATCGCGGGTTGGCTAGTTCAGCGGCGGCGGCTTCGACGGTGACGGGTCCGACGTAGCCGTCTTCTTTGAGCAAGACGCCGCGACCGTGGGCGTTTAGAAGCGCTTGGATTTGCTTGCCGTAGTCTTTGAGGATGTTCGCGGGGAGGCGCGTGACGGCGATGTCGAGGATGCCCCAGATGATGCCGGCGATGACCGCTTCGTTCACGCCCAGGGCGCGGATGTCGAGGCCGCTCTTGGTGGCAATGTAAGTCAGCGCAGCAGCAGCGGCGGCCGTGACCAGCTTTTGGAGCAGGGGACCGCCGCGCGAAAGCAGCAGGCGGACGAGTTGGCGCTCTAGGAAGTTTTTCATTGTTCGGGCTTTTTCCACTCCTTGTAGGAGTTGTAGAGGTTCGTGATATTGGGAACGTAGGTAATCATCACCTTGATCGACCCCCAGTCGCCCGCCTGCGTCTTCTCGCCGTCCATCGGCGGAAGAGGAATGGTCACGCATCCACCAAGGATGAGTGCGATGGCCATTGCTGCGGCGAACTGCGGGCGGCATTTCATTACAGTCGGGCGTTGTTGTCCTTGGCCTGCACCAAGCCCCAGCCAGCGAGGATCGAGGTGACGATGAGTCCGAGGTCGGGCAGCGCGTCCGTGGCGAGGTATTCCTTGGCTCCGGTCGCCAAGGCGATGATGATGGTGAGGATGCCGATGGTCGTTGTTTTCCAGTTTCTCATTTGTTCTCTTTTTGTTTTCTGCGCAGGTCGTGAAGGACCGAAATTAAAGTGACCACACCGACTGCCAGACCGACGCAAAGGCCGGCGACTCGGAGGTAGACTTCAAGCTGCGAAACCAGCGAGACAGCCGCCGAGCCGATGCTGGCAAACGTCCCCAGCGCCCCGCGCTCGACCGTGCTCATATGGCTATGCAGCAGACTCATGGCTACTTCCGGTAAGCGATGACGGTCCCGCTGTGCAGCTTGATCGCGCTGAAGAAGCCGTCGAGGGTCGTGCCCGCCTTGATGAGCGCGGCGCTGGCCTCGGTGGCGTTCGCGGCGCCGGTCAGGTTGCCGGTCAGCGTGTGGAACTTGGTGTCGGTCATCACGTCGATGGAGACGATGTCAGCGGTGACGGTGTTGGTGTCGCCGATGAATTGGCTGCCGGACGTGCGGTTCGTGATGCGGGTATTCGGGTGCATAATTTAGTATTGGTTGACGCGGGCGGTCCACATGGAGGGTTGGCCCTGCTGAAAGTAATATTTGTCGCGCTGGCTGATCAGCTCGGACTCGGCGAGCTGTTCCATGGCGAGTGCCTTGTCGAGCTGGCCGTCTTCGGTGAGGAGATCAGAGGTCAGCATGAGGGCGACTGCTTTGGCGATGACGGCGGGAACTGTCGCGGAGAGGTTGCTTGCGCTGTATTCGGTCGGACGCACGCGGTAGTTGACCCAGACGCTAGTTGGCAGGTCGGTGTCTTCGGGGAAGCGAATGGCATCTCCGAGGAGCGTAAAGCCAATGGCGCGGGGAGCGGCGTGGGTTGCAGGGTTGTCTCTTAGGACGCCAAAGACCTCTCCCATGGCGGTCTGGCCGCTCTGCTCGTAGTCGATGTAATAGCCGTTCGTAGCATCGCCCTGCACGGTGCGGCTTTCGACGCGCATGAGTTCTGGCCAATCGGCCCATTCCCAGCAGTCGGCTATGCGTTCGTTGGCGGCGGCGACCATCATGGTGCGGGCGCCGGATGGGATGTTAGCGATGTCGCTGCCATCGTTTCCGGCGCGTTGCCAAGCGCGGAGGAGGATAGACTGTAAGGTGACAGTCCTCATTATTCAGCAGCGGGTGCTTCCTCCGTGAGCTGCTTCTCGATGCTCGTAGCCAGCGGCAGGATCTGCGCGGCGGCATTCAGCCCGCCGGTTTTGACGGCGAGATCAAGACACTGCATGACGAGGCGGGCTTGTTCGGCGGTTAGGGTGACGGTGTTCATTGCAGGGTGACGGTGCCGTCTGGGTTGGCGGTCATGGGGCGGAGGCCGTTGATTTCTTCGGGTTCGAGGAAGTCGGCGGCGGTTTTGCCGGCGAGCTGGGCGACGGCGTCGATGTGGCGGACGCTTTCGACGGCGCTGCCGAGCATCAAGTGGGCGTTGGTTCCCATCGCGGCGAGGATTTCCTCCGGTGTCGCGGCGTTGTTTTGCCAGAAGTCGCTCCACATGCCTTTGTGGGCTTGGACGCGGCTGTCGATCTGGGCGTTGATCTTGCCGAGCAGCTCAAGCGCGATGCGCTGGGCGGCGGGCGGTTCGTTGGTTGGGATGGTAATGAGGCTCATAAAGTGCTAGTCGGCTTCTCCGGCGAGGTAGAAGACGGAGATTTCGATGGCACCGGCGGTGAAGTTGCTGGTCTTGGCGGTAAGCGTGATGTTGCCGCCGGCGGTGAAGCATTCGATGGTGCCAGCGGTCCAGTCGCGGTTGTCGCTGGTGGTGCCGACAGCGGTGCTGGTGATGTCGCCCCAGCGGTCGGCATCCGTGCCGTCGCCAATGGTGTAGCCGGTGGCGCCGGTGAGGAGCGTGCTGACGCGGGTGGTGACGCCGACGACAACGGCGCCGTCAGGGATGAAGGTGCCGGTGGTGGTGGCGGAGGCGCCGGAGAGCGCGGAGAGGGTTTGTTTGACGGATTTGACCGTCATTCGCTGGTAGTTCGTGCTCGACGTGAAGGTCGAATAGAGGCGGGATTCTTGGCTATTCGCCGCATTTCTCTGGGCGAGGACGTTGGCGGCGTCTCGGAATAGGCGGAGGTCGCCGCCGGTGTCGTTGGCAAACGAATTAGTGCAAAAACCAATATACGATGCGTTGCCGACTGCAACGCCTTGCGGCAATAAGGCCGATTCCAGCCCAGCGCTTCCATAGACGTTTCCAGTGCCAACAATGCGGCCATCGCGGCGGATGTATGCGACTAGCGACCCACCGACATTGCACGCCAGATGATAGCTTTCGGTTTGGCTTTGCGTGTTTGTTATGTTGGTCTCTATGACGCGGAAGAATGTTGCGGAGTTGTTCCACGTTTGCGTCACGGCCAGCGGCGTGCTTGCGGTGATCGTGCCCGTATTGCTTGATAGCGTGGTAAAACTCCCTGCGGCGGGCGTGGTGTTGCCGATGGCTGGCGGGGCGGCGAAGGTTTCGGTGCGGGCGATGGTTCCCGAAGCATCCGGCACGGTCAGCGTGCGGGTGCTGCCGGTGGTGATGCCGGAGAGTTGGAAGGCTAGATTCTTGGAGCTGTCGCCGTTGTCGTAGAGGAGGAAATTCGCGTCACTGAAGACATCCGGCAGAATGCCTGCGTAGGTCCAGTCCGTTGCGCGTGTTCCGGTGGTGGCAACGCGAATGTAGATGCCAGCGGGCTTGCGGTTGATGAGCCAAGTGCCTTCGGGTTCGCGGACGAGGTAGGCGCTGTCTACGGCTGGCGGGTTGGCGGTGGGTAGTGCGCTGAAGTTTTGCACCTCGCCGTCGATATACGACGATCCGCCGCCGCCACCGGAGCCGGTGAAGTCGAAGTTGCCTGTCAGCGGATTGAACTTAATGGCCATTAGCTTCGGGTGACAGTGGCGATGTTGGCGTCATCCGAGGACGGCGTGCCGCCGACATAGGTGAAGGTGAGCGTGGCGACAGTCTGGCTGCCTTCCTTGTAGACCACCGTGGAAAGGTTGTTTGTCGTGGAGACGTAGTTCAGCTCAACCGCGTTATGCTGCGGTATGTTGAGACCGGCGATGTTTCTGACTGAGACGTTGGGGTGCATACGGTTAGGCGGCGGGTGCGGCGGTCATGCCGAGTTGCTGGTCTTGCGCCATCTTTTGGAGCGCGGGCTGGGCGCCGGTGCGGCCGATGACTGCGTTTTGCTGCTGTTGCAGTTGGAACTGGAAAGCCTGTGCGCGGGCGTCGATCATGCTGCGGAAGATTTCGTCTTGCTGATAGCGCTGCTGGACGGCGGGATTCGACTGAATGATCGTCTGCAGGGTTTGCAGGCGGACTTGGGCGTTTTGGCCGCCTTCCTTGAGCGGGGGTTCGGTGCCTGCGGCGATTTTTGCGAAGGCGGTTTGTTCGTCTTCTTGCTCGGCGGCGGTGGCGGCGCCGATGTCTTGCACCAAGAGGCCAGCAAGATTCGGGTCAACGGCTTGGAACATGTATTTCACAAGGCCAGCCCGGTCGATGACGCCGAAGCTGTCCAAGGGGACGAGCACTTTGGCGAGGTAGTCGAGCTTTGCTCCAAGGGCTTCGTTGTCGAGGAGGCGCGCGTCAAACTCAGCGGTAATGTCGAAGCGGCCCCGGATGTCTTGGGGCGATGCGTTGAATTGGAGCTGCTCGTTGCCGGTGATGCGGGCGACCTCCTCGGGGGTCATGTATTGCTGGCTGAGGGCCATGACCTGGGCCATCACGAGCTTCATGTCGATGAGCCAGCTATCGACCAGCTCCTGCATGTGCAGCATCGCCATGTTGGGGTTGACGGCTTCGGTCATCCGGCCGAAGTAGCGGTCGATGTCGGCGCGGGTGGCGGCTTCGACTTCGATGCTGCCTTGGTCGAACGGCGGCGGGGCCATCCACGACACTTCTCCGGGGCGGCGCTCGGGGATCTGCATGGCGGGGC